CAATAGCCGCTGTTCCTTTAGCAATTGCAGGTGGTGCTTATATGGCAGGAGCAGGTCGTGGCAAAGTTAATCCGCCAGCAGTGACTCCAAACACACAACCAGCAACAACTACAGATAGCGGACCAATGAAGCCCGCACCTGGAACAAAACAACAAAACTTAAACTACAAAGGTAGTGAAGGTGCTCAATCATTAATGGCATTGAACCCAGATAAAATTAAAAACGTTAATCAAATCAAAGCAGGTGATAGTATTGATTTAGGTGGCGGTAATATGTACAAGATACAAAAGGGCGATACATTAGATAAAATTGCACAAAGAATGACACGTCCTTCTGGTCAACCTAGAGCAGAATTAGATAAACCAGATTCAGTATTACCTGGACCTAGTGCAGAAAAACCTCCTGAACCAGTTAAACCTGAAGAGCCAGTTCAGCAACAACCAGCACCTGAGCCACGTGAAGCAGGTATCGCAGCCGCTAATGATTTGCCTTATACACCACCTACTCCAGAACCCGCAATCGACACTAGCCGTCAAGGACAAAGTACAGTATCTGGTGATAATCTAGGTGGACGAGTACAAGAGCCGACTCAGGCTGCAACTACAACTGCACCTTCGTTGCCAACAACCGATAGGCTACAATCTGATGCTAATAAGGCAGCTGAAAAAGCAAGTATGGATCCTGAAGCCCAGAAAAAAATAGGAGATGCAGACCCAACTGATTACTTTATTCGTCAACGTATTGATGGTAAAGTACCTACTAACCCCGCATCGTTAGCACCTGGTGCTGATGTTAAAAGCGGTGACGGTAGTAGTATAAAAAGCGGTGATGGAAGTACTGTTAAAACATCTAGTGATGCCGAACTTCAATGGCGTCAAGCACATCCTAGACAGCAAGTACCGGACAACGCAAAGATGGCTGCTGATAATGCTAGAGACATACAAAATAGAGAAGCAGGAAAACAATTTTGGGGTGGTCTAGGTGACAAAATCAAAGGAATTTTTACTAAAGAGTCTTTTGAAGAATTAAACAGAATAAGAAAACTTTCAGGTATGTCTGAGTTAATGGAGGCAGCACCTCCGGCTTATATGCAAAAACCGGCACCCGCGCCTGCAACAGCACCAACAACTGCTACTAATGCATCATCACTAAGAGCAATGCAAAATCAAGCAGGTGCAAAAACAGGAACAACCGGACCAGCAGCTCCAGTAGGTCAACCAGCTGGCGCAGGATCAGCTAAAGTTACTCCACAGGTAGCACCTGCTCAATCAGCAATGAATCAAGTAAAACCACCGGCAGCTACTCCGGCAGTAACATCTGCTGGTGCATCAGGAGCTCCTGGATCGTATCAGCGTGGAGCAGGTATATACGCCGCAACCGTAGGTGGTGGTAGAGGTAATGGACAAGCAGAATTAGCCGCACGAAGCGCGGCAACTACACAGGCAGCAACAAAAACACCGGCGCCATCAGCAGGCGGTGGTAGAGGATTTGTTAATCCAACAATGCCAAAGACACAGGCAGCAACAACTAAGCCTGCTCAACCAGCAGGTCCTCCTGTAGGTAGTCAAGCACAAACAGCAAGTGGTGCAAATGAATTAGCTAAGGCAGGCATAATGGGCGGACAACCTGCTCCAGCAGCCGGCGCATCAAGCACACCTATGAATGCAGCTTCATTGAGAGCCGCACAAAATGCTGCCTCAGGTTCAGAACCAACTCAAGCCGCAACAACTACACAAACAGCACCAAATAATTCAAACGCAGTTGCGGCTTTTGGTCAAAAGTATACTCCACCAAATACATCAACAACACAAGCAGCACCGGCAGGTGGAAATGATGTAATAGATGCACTTAAACGCATGCCAGCTACTAATCAATCAAATATAGCAGGTTCTGGTTCAGCTAAAGTTACTCCACAAGTAGCACCTGCTCAGTCAGCAATGAATCAAGCAAGTAATACGCAACCCGCTACTACTTCAGGCAGTCCTCTATCAGGAATCAAATCTGGTATGGCTGCACCTTTAGGAAGAGACGGCAAGCCAATGCAGGAAGTACCGTATGACGCCGATATGGCAGAATTTCAACGTGATAAAGCAGATATGCTTGGTAAAGGTGCACCACCAAATCAAGGCGGACCTGAGACTCAGGCAACGAGAGACTTTGAAGAATCAATTATGAGAGAATCAACTATGGAACTAAATCAACTAAGAAAATTTTCAGGTTTACCTGAATTAACAGAATCAGAAGTTACAGTACACAAAGGTACTTATGGTAACAGCTATGGTAAAGAAGATGTTCGTGACCAATATGGACATAAGATTGGCAAAGTTGATAAAGGCTCTGAAGCTAAAAAAGACGCACCAAAACGTGGTCGTGGTCGCCCAACAAAAGGTGATAAAGACGAACACGGTAATGATACTAAGTTTGACACATCAGGCTTACAAGGTATGTTGGGTAGCAAAGCAAAGGGTGAAGTTGGTAAGAAGTCTGTTAAGCACAGTCTAAAAGATTGGATTGAAGCAGTTTCTGATAACATGATTAATGAGGGTGAAGGTGACTTTGAAACAGCACTTAGCAAGCTAGGTGGAAATTGGTCACATTGGCATAAAATAGATTCACATGATCCTAACGTAGATGAATATAATTTTGATGATGGTGAAGGTGGTTACTATGCTCAAGGAAATATTGAGCATAACCTAGAGACTGGTCAAGTTACTGTTGATTACTCGGATGAGTATGACAATGACGTTAAGGGAACATTTGATTCTTTTGGTGAAGCTATGAGAGCGTTAAGAGGTGGCGGTGGCAATCACGGAGGTAAAGCACCTAACTTTGATAGATTGGGTCATCGTGAACTTCATACATCTAATGATTTGCGTAAAACAGATAGAACTGGTCGCAAAGGAACACTAGCAGGCGGACCTACAAATAGACTAAAACAAAGTATCCAACATAATAAAGGTAATTTAGGTCCTAAAGGTGTACTACCAGAACAAGGTATGTTTGAAGGTGAAAAACAAATGAGTCGTGCCGCTAAAGGGTACGACAAGTATGATAAAATTGAAGAAAATCGTGATGCATACCAAAGAGACCATGACAGTAGCGTAAGAGGTATGGGAACAGACCATGAATTCAGAAATCGTGAACGCAACGCCGGTCTTGAAGATGAAAAGAATAATTATGCAGTAGAGGTAAACGGAAAACAATGGAAAGTATTTGCTGACAAGCGTCAAGCAGAAAACATTGCTAGAAGTTTAACAAAAAAAGGTAAGAACGCAAAGGTGTATGTTACTGGTGCAAGTGTTTCAGAAGCAAAAGACTTACCAGGTAAGCAAGACAAGTTAGATGTTGCACCACCAAAAGGTAAATTAGATGCTAAAGATTTTGCCGCATTGCGTAACAAAAAGAAGAAAGTTGACGAAGCACGTGTAATGGAAGAAAGCGAATATACTTACGAAAAAGTTGGAAGAATACTAGCACATGAAAATCCTACATTGGCTTCTGATTCTGATGAATTTGCAAATGCAGTATATCATGAATTGATTCAATTAGGCTTGACACCAAAATCTGCATATTACAAATTAAACCATGATGAAGATTTCTTAGGTGAAGTTGTAACAGCATTCCATCATTATTTAAGACATAATACAGTTGACGAAGGTGCAGGTCGCGGATCAGCAACTCCTGCAACAGCTAATCCAAGTACTCCTGCTCCATCGGCACGTACAGCAAGCCCAGGATGGGGTAAAGATGATTACAAACCATTAGTACCGGACAATTCTAAAACATTTAAACCTGCAGTTTCTGATCCTGAAGGTGTTAAAGAAGCAGGAAGCTTTATCAGAAATTTAGCTTCTACAAGAAAAGCATTTGAAGGAAAAGATATGAAAGACGTACAGTTAGAAAGCTGGGACAAAGAATTAAATTCATTATTGAATGAAAATTTAACTATCAGCACAACAATTGATGACCAAGGTCATGACAGTGTTAATGTAAGTGCTACTGAAGGCAATGCACATGAAATCATTGAACTATTGCGTAATGCAGGGCTAGGTGGTTTAGGTGGTGCTAAACAAGAACACGGTCAAGAAGTTAATAACTATGGATTACCAATGTCAAGTGACGAACATCAAGGTCCAGAAGCACAGTTAATCGCAGTTGACGATCCTCACGCACATGATTCTATGAGCAGTGAGGGAGGTGGCGATGACATGATGGCTTTGATTAAGAAAATGACTGGCATTGAAGTTGGTGGCGAAGAAGGTCACGAAGAACACGGCGGTCAAGATTACGAATCTGAAGAAGGTCACGAAGAACATAATCACGAAGATGGTAAGTGTGAAGAATGTGGACAAAGTCCATGTGAATGTGATGATGAGCATGAAGAAGTAGACGAAGCCGAAATGGAAGAAGGTAACATGTTTACCGGTAATCTAGCTAAAGCACGTGAACAAGGCAAATCAGAAGCCGATTTAGATGGCGACGGTGACATGGAAAAAGTGCAAGAAGATGACATGGAAGAGGGTAATATGTTTACCGGTAATTTAGCTAAAGCACGTGCTCAGGGTAAAGAACACGCTGACTTAGACGGTGACGGAGACATGGAAAAAGTTGACGAAGGTCATGAAGAATCATGTAACGAATGCGGTTACCCAATGGAGTCATGTGGATGTGAGCACCCAGTAGATGAAGGCTTTGCTAACAGTGCTGACGATACAGCAGACCAAGACTTAGAGTATATGATGAAAACTATCAGTGGTGGGTTAAATCGTCAAAAACGTGACCAATCTACAATGCCAGTAATCAAAGTTACATTAGAAGGTACACTAATGAAAGATAGCACAGATTTACTAGCAGACTTTAGAAAACTAAGCGGAATCTAAGTAATTCACGCATTTAATAGCCCGATGTTCTCGGGCTATTTTTTTGGCTATAAAAACGATAAATACACTATAGGGCATAATTATGGCACAAGAAAACATTAATGTAGGCGCATATCCAAACGATCCGGCGGCGGATCCAGTTAGAATTGCGTTCTTAAAATCACAGAACAACTTTACAGAATTATATGAGACTACATTTTCTTCCGGTGTAGTTAGAGTAATTGCTGGCGATGGATTGAATCAAACAACACAAACTGGTATAGTTACAGTAAAAGCAAATATTGCTAAAGTAACGATTAACACAGATGACAATATTTTAGTAGGCATCGGTACTGCTACTGGCAACTCAGCTTCAGCAAATAGCAGTAATAATATCTTTTCTCTTAAAATTGCTAGCACATTAAACACTTCAAATATTGTAGCCGCAAACTTAACCGGTACTATCAGAACGGCTTCTCAACCTATAATTACAAGCGTAGGTACATTAGCTAATTTAACGTTAAACTCAGGTGGCGCAGGATTAACTACTCCATCAGTAACTTCAACTAGCATAACAGCAAGTACAATTACTGCCTCAACTATATCAGCCACAGGTGGCAACACACAAATATTATTCAATAACAATTCTGTAGTAGGTGCAAGTTCTAATCTGACATTCAACGGAACTATATTGAATATTATAGGAAACGTAACATCAACTAATGCTAATTTGGGTAATTTAGCAACTGCTAATTATGTTCAAGGTACGTTAACAACAGCCACACAACCTAATATTACAAGTACAGGAACATTAATAAGTCTTGCAGTTACTGGGAATGTAACTTCCGGTAATGCAAATTTAGGTAATGCAACAACCTCAAATTACTTCATTGGAGATGGTAGTAGATTAACTAGTATAAATGGAGCCAATGTTACTGGTACTGCATCCAACGCCAATTATAGTACATATAGCGGAACAGCAGACTTAGCAAATGTTGCCACAGTTGCTTTAAATGTCACACAAAATGCTCAACCAAACATCACCAGTACAGGTACGTTAACTAGTTTAATTGTATCGGGGTCATTTTCTGGAAATGTGATAACCGCTACTAGTGACGTTACATCAGATGGTACAATTAGTGCAAACAATTTTTCAGTAATTAATAATATAACTGGTGCTAAAAACATAAGTACCGGTAATATTACTGCAACTCAATTCATTGGTGGTGGAGGTAATCTAAACAACTTAACGGGTGCAAACATTGTTGGCAACGTTAGTTCAGCAAATGTAAGTTACTTTGCTAATATACCTTCAAGTGCAAGTTCAGGTGCTTATTTCTTAACAATGACCTCAGCATCTACCGGTAACGTAAGATTGTTTACTAACAGTAGTTTTGGTTTTAACGCTGATACAGGTACATTGAATTCAAATAATTTTGTAGCACTAAGCGCAGTTAATGCATCTACATTATCTGTTACAGGAAACGCAAGTGTAGGTAACTTAGTAACAAACGGTACAATCAGTGCAACAGGAAGTTTAGTAGCAGGTAGTTTACGTTCATCTGCTGGACTTGTTGTAGCAGGAGTTACAACTACTGCAGGATTGAACTCAACTGCTGATATTTTAACAACTACTAATATTACTGGTACAGGATTAATAGCTAGAAGTTATGTTAACACGCAGTTATTGACTACCGGTGCAAATACTACTAGTGGAACTATTACTGGTAATTGGTCATTAAGCGGAGGCTCAAGATTAACAGCTACATTTGCTGACTTAGCAGAAATATATGCGGCTGATAGATATATTGAGCCAGGTACAGTTGTTGACTTTGATGGTGACAAAGAAATTATTGAATCATATAGAGTTATGTCAACCAAAGTTGCAGGAGTTGTTTCTACTGACCCAGCATATGTATTAAACTCAGCAATGGACTGTGAGTTCCCTACAATGGTTGCATTACAAGGACGTGTTCCATGTAAAGTAGTTGGTAAAGTACGCAAAGGTGATATGATGGTATCTGCTGGCGGTGGTATAGCAAGAGCAGAAGAATCACCTAGAATGGGTAGTGTGATAGGTAAGAGTTTAGAAAACTTTGACGGCGGGTCAGGCGTCATTGAAATTGCAGTAGGAAGATTTTAAAGGAAAACAAATGATTACGTTAGAAATTTTAAAGGCATTATGCCCGAAGACAAAAGAAAATGTATTAGCAAAATATGCAACAGCATTACATGAAGTAGCTGAGTACTATGATATGTATGACGACCATCGTAGAGCAGCCGCATTCTTGGCACAAACAGCACATGAGTCAGGTGGATTTAATTTTGTTAAAGAGAATCTAAACTACAGTGCTAAAGGTCTAATGGGTACATTTAAAAAGTATTTCCCAGATGAGGTAACTGCTAAACAATATGAACGTCAACCAGAAAAAATTGCTAATCGTGTTTATGCCAATCGTATGGCTAACGGTGATGAAGCATCAGGTGATGGATATAAGTTCTGCGGCCGTGGATTGATTCAATCGACTGGTCGTGCTAACTATACAAAGTTTGCAGAAGATTTAGGTATTAGTATTGAAGAAACAGTTGCGTACTTAGAAACACCAGAAGGTGCAGTTAGTTCTGCTGGTTGGTTCTGGGACAATAATGACTTAAATAATTTCTGCGATAAAGGTGACTTTGTAGGTCTTACAAAACGTATCAATGGTGGTACTATTGGTATTGAAGATAGAAAACATCACTACGAATTAGCATTAAAGCTATTAGGATAATTTAATGGCACAGCCGATATGGGTTACAGCCGCAGGGTCATTGGGTAGTTATTTACCAGGTAAATACCTACACGTTACACTTTTTGCTAAACCTTCTACTCTAGGTTCAGAAGTAAAATATAAATTACTTAACGGTAGTTTGCCAGGAGGCATTACGCTAACCAACAGAAATGAAGTTGCTATCATTGACGGCACATCAAAATTAATACCTGATGATGCTACGTACACTTTTACTGTCCGTGCATATGATGAATTTCAAAAAGTCTCTGATAGAACATTTACAATAAAAGTGTTAGGATCATTACAGCCTTCTTTTAAAACTCCGCCGGGTAATATTTTTACTACTAATGATAGTACATGGGTTGAATTTCAATTGCAGTATACACAAGCGGCAGTTGCTAGTTCAACTAATGTAACAATTAGTGCTGGTACATTACCTCCTGGACTAGAAATGACTAGTTTAGGTGTTATCAAAGGATACGCCAACCCCCCTATTACCGATATCCGTAACCCAACAACTAAAACATATTCATTCACAGTTAAATTGGAAAATGACTTAGGTGTTGCATCAAGTACATATTCAATTACAGTATTGAATCAAGAGTTAAAACGTGCCGCACATACTAGAGTACCTGCTATATTAAACAATCATCCACTATCATTAACCATTTCAGTTGATGACAAATACTATGGATATTATACACCAGATAATGTAATACCCACTGTAGTAAGCGGGTCTAACTTCAATTTTAAAATTATTGGTTATGATTTTGAAAATGATCCTATTGATTATGAATTCATTGATTTACCCCCTGGATTAATTGGATATCCTTTTACAGGATGGATCAGCGGTACTCCTACATTAGGTAGTACTGGTCTAAGCGACTACGATTTTAGTGTGCGTGTAAGAAAAAGAAATAGACCTAGTATAATCAGCGGTATCACTAAATTCAAATTAAGAATAGTAAAGAACATAAGCACAACCATTACTTGGGTGAGTTCTAGTAATTTAGGTTCTATTAATAACAATACTATCAGTGATTTAAGTGTAGTTGCTACTTCATCACATGTATTACATTATAGACTAGTGTCTGGAAATCTACCACCTAACTTAGTGTTACTAGAAACAGGTGAGTTAGCAGGTAAAGTAGCTAATCAACCTAAATCAACGCTTACACCACTTGGTGCATCAAACGCTTTTACATTTGAAGTAGAAGCATTCAGTAAAATGTTTCCTGCATTAACCGGAAGAAGAACATTTACGCTTAACGTAAATCAATATTATAATGTTCCTACCGAGACCATGTATTTCAAAGCAACACCTAATTTAAGTGATAGAGCTATCATACGTTCTTTGTTGAATGATGAAACACTTATACCATATAACTATTTGTATAGACCAGAAGATAATAACTTTGGAAAAGCAAGTGAAGTTAAATTTGTACAAGTGTATGGGATGAATTCTAGTACTATTGAAAAATACATTTCTGCTATCAATCAAAATCATTATTGGAGACAGATTACATTGGGTAATCTAAAAACTGCTGTAGCAAGAGATGATAATGGTAACGTAATATATGAAGTAGTCTACAGTGAAATTATTGATGATTTGGTTAACAATGAAGGCAAGAGTGTTGCTAAAGATATCACATTACCTAAAGTAATAGATATTTCTGCTGGTGACAATATTGATAGTCGTACTGATATCTACACTAGTTATGAAATTGATTTAAATGCTAACATATCCTACTATGATAGCGCAAGCAGTAATTTAGTAAAACATGTGTATCCAGCAAGTTTTGATAACATGAGAAAGCAAATTGCTAGTGTGTTAGACGAAAACTATGATAGCAAGTTATTACCATTATGGATGTCAAGTCAGCAAACAAGTGGTAGCATTTTAGGCTTTCAACAAGCATGGGTAATATGTTATACAAAGCCTGGATATTCTGAAACAATTAAAAACAATATCAACAACAATTGGGGACATAAACTCAATCAAATCTATTTCTTGATTGACCGTTATACTGTGGACAAGAGTTCTACGTTTGATTACAACGATTATCTATCTACTCCTAGTTGGGAAAACTTACCAAGTGCTAGTCCTACTCCCGACCCAATTGATTCGCATGATTTTTACGTATTGTTTCCTCGAAAAACAATTTTACCCAAGTAAATTGAATCATAAATACACTACGGAAATAACACTATGAGCGCAATCAACACAAACGGCATTAAAACAAATTACCCAGTTCCTGGTATCAATAACGATAGCCAAGGATTCAGAGATAATTTTACTAGCATTAAAAACAATCTTGACTCTGCGGGTACTGAGATAAGTGACCTACAAAGTAAAGTAATTGTTAAGTCAGCATTGAATGGTGCTACCATTAATAATGACATGGCTAATACATTAATGAGCAATGCATTGGTTAAGAGTTTCAGAGCAAGCACATTTAATTTGGGTACTAATATCACTACTACTGGGTCTGACGTTAAATTAATTAATGTAAGTCAAGGTGATGTTCAATATGGTACAATCACTGGTAATACAACTATCAACTTTGGTGCATGGGCTCCAAGCGGTACACAAAGTAATGTACAATTAATATTAACTGTTGCCAATACACAAGCAGTTATTAAATTCCCTGATACAACTATTGATAGTACAGGTAACATTGTTGCTGGCATGGGTTTCAGCGCAAGAACATTAGAGAATTATGCTAGCAATGGAAGCCCCGCAACCAGTACAGTATATACAAACACTGTTACTGTTCCAAAAGATGCATTTCAAGTTGGTGGCGGTGTAGCTAAACTACAATACATGATATCAACTGAGGATTGCGGTACTACATTAGAGATTCACCCAATTAATAGAAATCAAAAAGCTAACCAAATCACTACAAGAACTCCCACAGGAACTGGTGCACAGGGTGACAAAGCAGGTACCATATGTAGTGATGGTACATATCTATACTTGTGTATGGGCGATTATGACGGCAGTACAGTTATCTGGAAAAAAATCACACTGTCTAGTATCTAAGTAAATATATTGATGAATAACATGCTTACTCATCCATTCTTAGATTTAAACGACTTATCCAAAAAATCATCTGAAGAATTACAAACTGCTATTACTAGTTTGTATCAAAAGATGACCTTTGCAAGTCGCATGAACAATCAACATATGGCTAACCAAATTCAAATGGTAATCAACAGCTATAACATTGAGTTAAAGAAACGTATGGATGAGATGTACAAAAAACAAAACATCGACCAACAGATAAACATATCCAATGACAGCAAGAATTAATAGTTCATTTTCATTTAGCACCGGCGTATACTTTAGCAACGAATTTATATTAAACATGTACGATATCAACGTGGACTTCAACGTTGAATCTGAACAAATACGTGAACAAAATATAGCATTAGAACGCATCAAATATTTTTTAAACTACTGTGTACAAAATTCAATTTTCATTTGTGAAGATGAAGACGAAGCCATACAAAAGTATTTGGATGCAGACTTAAAAGTCTGTACATTACCCGAAGAACCGTACGACCAAATCATCGGTATCATGCTTATATCTAAACTAAACTCAATTCTTGAGGGTAGAATGATTGTAACCGATATTGAAATAACTTCTAGTATGAGTGACGGAGTATGGTGCAAGCATTCAATGGAAGAAAACTTAGGTCCATTCTTAAAGCCGGGCTGGTGGAGTGATTCTTCTACAAAGATTAACAACATCACTAAAAAGAACCGTAGTAAAAAGGTTGTTAAGTTAGTAAAGAATAACGTTGCTTGGGAAGATATGTATTTGGGTTGGGAAGAAACACCCATTACAACTATCGCAACAGGTCCATCAAACGAAGTTATGTTTGCTAACTTTGACAACAAAACGGATAAATCATAATTTGACATTCATCTTATAATCTGCTATAATAGCAAAATGTATACAGATGAATTTGGTCAGCAAGTATTGTCACCTGATGATATTTGCAATATCTACCTAACTGATCCAGAAGCACAACTCAAACGTGCTTTGGTAGATAAACCTATGATATTTAATCAATCATTGGAACTGTCAATCAACACAAAGTTTGTTGTTTATTCTAAGCCCGAAATGTCATTAAAAGAATTTGACGAAGTAAATCAGTCTAAATGGTTCATGCCAAAAGAATATATTGACATGGATATTGCTAAATTCGTACTTGACCAAACTAATGGATATGCTGAATTACAACGTGCTGGGCAAGAATTAATACTGTTCCAAGAACGAGGGTTGTTTCCATTGTTGCGCTATCTTAAGTATTTGGTTGACACAATGAGAGCAAACAATGTAGTCTGGGGAGTAGGACGAGGTAGTAGTATCGCTAGTTTCGTATTATTTCTTATAGGTGTACACAGGATAAATAGTTTGTACTATGACTTGTCCATTGATGAGTTTTTAAAATAAGGAGTAACAAATGTCTAGAATGAGATCCGCAATCGGAAAAGAAATTGATATGGCAGCACTAGCCAGTAAACATGAACATGTAAGAGCCGCAGGTAATATGAATGTAAATGCACGTGGTGATATCATTGACAGCAAAAATGAAGTGATTATGGATAATAATCAACGTATTAGTAGTGTATACCACAAAACCCTTGCAAGTAAAATGCACAGTATGTCTGGTGACAACCAAGAAGAAATTAAAAAATCAGATTTGGTTCCGGACGAACCAAAGTATTTGGTTCCGGACAAGCCAATGTATGTTCCGCCTCCCGTAGAAGAAGAAGTAGATATTGTCACGCCAGAGGAAATGGAATTGTTAAATGATGATGAAGTAGCCGATGATTTTTCGGTTGATGACATTGTTAAAGTAGTTAGCCAAAAGCCTTGAAGATATACAACTTTTCACATATAATCAACACATGAGTAAATTAGCATTTGAAGCACATAAAGTTAAAGCAGTAAAACCTATCGGCAATGCAATCATTGTTTGCGATATGAGTTTTGATGCACGTATCACAACAAGCGGAATTATCATTCCCGGTGATGACGGTAAGAGTTCAGGTATCAGACCACGTTGGGCAAGAGTCTATGCATTAGGTCCAGACCATGAGGATGAAGAAATTCAAGTTGGTAAATGGATACTAGTTAGTCATGGTCGTTGGACTAGAGGTATTGATATTGAAGATGAAACAGGTAAGAAAACAATTCGTAAAGTTGATCCTAATGATATCCTTTTAGTTAGTGATGAGCTTCCCAATGATGATACAATGAGTGATAAGGTATACTAATATGAAGTGGTTTGATAATTGGTTTTTAAAGAAGGCTCGCTGGGCTTGGAGTGTTCCACAAGAGACAGATGACGGACCCCATCTTGTTATGACCGGTAGTAAAAGAGCACAGCGTAGTCCTGTAACATCACGTGAATCCGGTGAATTAGAAAGTCGTGGCGTAGCATTTACATTGTATAATGCTAACGGCGGACATGTAGTTGAGTTACGTCACTATGATGAGAAATCAGATAGAATGAAGAATTCACTACATATCGTACCCCATGACAAAGACTTGGGTCAAGAATTAAATCACATTATCACTTACGAAGCACTGAAACGATGAAGAACAATCTATGGGTAGAAAAGTATCGTCCTACAACAGTAGAAGAATATGTTTTTGTTGACGCACGACAAAAGCAACAAGTAGAGGGTTGGATTAGTTCTGGTACTATCCCGCATCTATTGTTAAGCGGCGACCCCGGTACTGGTAAGACAACACTTGCAAAAGTATTGATACATCAATTGGGTGTACAAGAATATGACGTACTAGAAATCAATGCGAGTCGTGAAAACGGTATTGATAACATGCGTGATAAAATCAATGGCTTTGTACAAACAATGCCTTTTGGTAACTTCAAAGTCGTGTTGTTAGACGAGGCAGATTATCTTACAGCGGCAGCACAAGCGGCATTACGTAATGACATGGAAGCTTATGCAGGTACAGTTCGTTATATTCTAACTTGTAACTATCAGCACAAGATTATCCCAGCACTTAAGAGTCGTTGTCACGAATTCCATATCACTAAAACTGATATGGTAGAATTCACTGCACGTGTAGCAACTGTATTGGTTACTGAAAACATTCAGTTTGAATTGGATGTACTAGACAGTTATGTTCGTGCTACATATCCAGACTTGCGTAAGTGCTTGAATCAAGTACAAGTCAACAGTAGTACAGGGACATTGTTACCACCAGTAAGTATCGGTAACAGTGAAGATGAATTATTACTTGAAGCAACTAATTTGTTTAAGAGTGGTAAAGTCATTGAAGGTCGTCAGCAATTGTTACAACATTTAGCATTGTATCCTACACGTATTGAAGATACATATCGTTGGATGTACAATAACTTAGACTTGTGGGGCAAGACTCCAGAACAAAAAGACCAAGCAATCATTGTGATTCGTAATGGCTTAGTCAATCTTTCAATGGTTGGCATTCCCGAAATCAGCTTGGCAGCAACATTAGCAGAATTAACAACATGAGATATCTATTAGTAACTTACGTCAAAAAAGCTGACGGTAAAATTGATGAGATGGTTGGTCTTGGTAAGAAAATTAAAAATTCTGACCTACAAACAGTCAATATCATTATGGACTTTCAGGAACGTAAAGTTAATAAATGCATTATTGATGGACAACGTGTAGATACTGATTGGGATAACTTGTATGCATATTACAAGGGTGTGTATCCTAACATCGTAGATAGATTGTCCGAAGAGAATGGCTGGAGAGGGGAGATACTCCCCTCTGACTCAGATGACCAGGTTACTGATATAGACCCAAAATATGTTCAATAATTTTGTGTCGTTGAACGTCTTTCAGTTCAAACTTGCATAACTGCAAACCTGGTATCACCCCCTTCCCCAAACGATTTTGTAGGTCTAGTAGCCCGTTGTCGGCTGATTTTCTGTCGGCTTGTTCAATATCACCAGTAACTACAATTTTACTGCCGATGCCGATTCTAGTCATAATCATTTTGAGTTGACTAGGTGTACAATTTTGAGCTTCATCTAATACTACAAAACTTCTTTTAAAGTTGCGACCTCTGCAAAATGCAAGTGGTGCAATCTCAACTATCTGTTCTTCCAGCATGTACATAATTTCTTTTGCTGTGTAGTATTCACGCAATACATCAAGCAATGGACGAGTCCAAGGCTCCATTTTAGCGTTCAAATCTCCTGGTAAAAACCCATGCTTTTCATCATCTACACCCACTGCAGGACGTGTTAGGATGATCCTATCACATTCTCCAGATTTCATAGCCTTAATCGCCGCTTGCATAGCTAGATAAGTCTTACCAGTGCCCGCAGGACCACTGACCACTACTATATCCGTTTCTGGATTTAATAATGCTAAGATGTACTTTTCCTGATTGAGTGATTTGGGGACTAATTCTATATGCCTGTTCGTTGATTTAGGTTTTGATATGTTGAAATTGATTGTCTTTGATTCCTGTGTGTAGTATGTGTTGTCTTGTTTTTTAGAATATGCTATTCTAGCGTCTTGCTCCTGACGGAGAGCACCAGTTTTTCTTTTGCTCAAGTTAGATTCTCCTTTGAAATGAGAGTAGACTTACCTCTCACATATATTTAAGAGTTTGCGGTGGTATTTTTAATAGTCATGTATTTCTCACACATATTATGATAAATATTAGGCTAACCCCGGTATTTTTGAAATCAACATAATAAGTTTTTAAATGATAAATACTTTATTATGAAGTCACCAGCAAACGATTTTTTCTCAGATATTGACTATCCTAGTATTATTGACAGTATTAAGGGTATTTTCACCAGCGATGCTTCCCTATCCACATTACTAGACTTTGAGCGAGTAATAGATGAAGCCGATATGTACGCCTACCAAAACTGGGATTTGGGCGAATTAGTTGATGGTCCAAAGATTAAAAAGTACACGGTGGCATGTATTTTTATGTACCCAGCTAAACTAATGCCCGACCCAAGAGCAGGTAAAAGAATTATTAAACTGGGCTGTACAGTTCACTTTAAAAAGACAAAAATCAAAGTACCTATCAAGATTGATAGCCCTGATGACTATAAGCCCGGAACACATTTCCCAAAGATGATTAACCGTGAAATTTGGTTAGTTCGTATTGAGATTCCAAAACAATTAATGAACGATATCCGTGAGGGTAGTATTGACTTAGCTGGTCAGAACATTGAGCTAGACGAGTTGGATGATGCATACGAAAAAGATTATGACAAAGAAGGTCAGGATCAAGAAGGGGATATGAGTCAACAAACACTAGGTGGGCAAGGTGTGCCTCCCCCAGCCCCAGGCGCAGGTGCTGCACCAAATGGTCAACCCGTAGGAATGTAATATGAGAAAAGTACTTGTTGAAGGTTTAGACCACTTAGATTTTGAAAATCAACTTGTTCCAATCGTATCAGTTGATGAATATGAAGCAAGATCCGGTGAAAATGATGAAATCATTACATTTTCTTTTATAGTTAAAGGTAAAGCAGTTGGTGAAGATTTGTGTGATTGGTTAATCAAAGGATATGATTATATTAACGATGCTGAAGTTAGCGAAGGTGAGTTAATGGCAAATCGTTTCGTTGTGTTTGTAGAAACTAATCGTAGAAGCAAGTCACCAGAAAGATTACTAGAAATATTAGATGATTTAGAAACGTTAACTGGATTATCTTTAGCAGACTGGACAGTTAAAATAAACGGTGAAGAGTACGAACCAGAATTAAATACGTTAAAGCAACATATCATCACTATCCCAATGGAATATCGTGAACAGAATGAAGAAGGCGATGATGACGTTGAAGATATTGAAGATGTAGAAGATGTAGAAGATGGTGATTTAAACGAGATGAGAAACATTGCAGGATTAGCCAATGCAAATGTTTACAAAGAAAAAGATAGTTTATTAAAAGATTTTATTGCAAAGGCAGGATTATAAAATGGCAACATTATTAGCAAAAAAAGCAGATGGCTCTATGCCATTAGCAAAAACAGATGACCATCACGAAATGATGGCAGCTGACCCAACTATATCAGCATTTCCAGCAGGTAGTAGTTTTGGCAGTACACCATTAGGTGGTAACACAATGAGTACTGCACCGGCAGCAGGTGGATTTGGCAACTTGGGCACTGTAGCACCAGGTTCACAAGGTTCTTTGGGCAGTGCCCCAGCAACAACTAATCAAGGGAGTTCAAATATGCCAAGTACAAATACAAGTACAGTAACAGTAACACAAAATCAAGCAGAGTCACTAAAGAGTGGTGGCGGTGCAATGAGCGAAGGCGGAGAGTCTACAGTAGCATTAGACAAAGATGCAACAGATTGGATCAACAAGAAAATGCGCCCAATGATGGGTTGGATTTATATGTTGACATGTACATGTGACTTTGTAATTTTTCCAGTATTATGGTCAGTACTACAAGCACTAAGTCATGGTTCAGTTACAAGTCAATGGCAACCATTAACACTACAGGGTGCTGGTCTTTACCACATCGCAATGGGTGCTGTTTTAGGTATCGCCGCATACGGTCGTACAAAAGAAAAGGTAGCCGGCGTAGCTTCATAAATATTGACAATAGCACACTAACTGTGCTATAATCAACACTATGGAACACTATCAAACCCTGGGGGTAGACAGAAATGCTACCCCCGAAGATATTAAAAGAGCATATCGCAAACTAGCAAATCAACATCACCCTGACAAGGGTGGTGATACTGCTATGTTTCAAAAAATTCAAACTGCTTATGAAACACTAAGCGATCCAGAAAAGAAACAACAATACGACAATCCAAATCCCTTCGGTGGTATGGGTGGCGCACCCGGTGGCTTTCACTTTACTACAGGAAGTCCTTTTGGTGGCGGATTCAATTTCAACTTTGACCCAAGAAGTGGAATGGACTTTCACGACATGTTTGGTCAAATGTTTGGTCATCAAAGACAGCAACGCCCAACATACAAAACTACAATTTGGATTACACTAGAACAAGTATTGAATGGTGGGGAACAAGTACTACAGTTCAGAACAAATTCGGGCAATCAAACAGTGCGTGTTGACATTCCAAAAGGTATAGATAATGGCGGACAAATGCGCTATGATAATCTAATACCCGATGGTGTGTTAATCATTGAGTTCAGAGTTCATGCCAATGACAAGTTCCAAAGAGAAGGACTAGACCTACACAGTGAAGTAGAAATCTCTGTATTAGACTTGATTGTGGGTACAGATATTGAGTTCACTACATTGTCTGGTAGTAAATTCAATTTAGGAATCAAACCCAAAACACAACCTAACACCAAAGTTCGTGTAGCAGGTCAAGGATTACAAGTAAATGGGCATACAGGAGACCAATATGTCTTGCTTAAGCCCATAGTTCCTGATAAAATAGACAACGCAATATTAGATGCTATATTGCAATCACGAAACAAGTAAATAAGATTTTATAAGGAAAAGTTATGCACAGTTCAGTAGAAATAGAAGCAATTATCGAACAGGCTATTGAATTTGCTAAACAACGCAAGCATCAATATTGCACAGTAGAGCATTTGTTGCTTGCGTTAGTAAATCATCCCCCATTTAAAAAATGTCTGGATCAATTTGGTGCAGATACAACTAATTTAACTAAAGAAATTGGTGTCTACTTAGATAGCTTACGAGCAATTCAAGTGAACGTCAACCCAGGTGAAGAAGTACAACCCAGAAAGACAAACAGTTTAGAACGCACTATCAATCGTGGTGTCACACAAGTTCTTTTCACTGGTCGTAAAACAATCACAACCATTGACTTGTATCTGAGTATTAGTGCAGAGACAAATAGTCATGCACATTACTTTTTACTAAAGTATGGAATCGTTAAGAATGAGTTTGTGCCCTTCTGGCAGAAACATTATAAAGGCGGCAACTATACTACAGCACTAAGTGATAGTCAAGCAGACGATATCCTAGAAGAATACACAACTAATCTTACACAATTAGCTAGAGATGGTAAGATTGAGCCAATGATTGGTCGTAGTACAGAAGTCAATGACATTGTTAATGTATTGGCTAAACGATTCAAGTCAAATGTATTGATGGTTGGTGATCCTGGTGTAGGTAAGACTGCTATTGCAGAAGGGCTAGCACAACAAATCGTAGATGAAACTGTTCCTGAGTTCTTAAAAGGTCACGAATTGTATTCACTTGAAGTTGCTAGCTTGCTTGCAGGTAGTAAGTATCGAGGTGACTTTGAAGAAAAGATTAAGAATGTATTGCAAGCATTGAATACAAAGCGCAAAGCTATTTTGTTCATTGACGAAGCACATACAATGAAAGGTTCTGGTAATGCAAGCGGTGGCAGTGTTGACTTTGCTAATATGATTAAGCCTGCAATTACTAAAGGTACATTGAAAGTTATTGCGTCAACTACATGGGAAGAATTTTACGAGTCATTTGAGAAGGATCGTGCGTTAATGCGTAGATTCTATCGTGTAAGTATTGACGAGCCAACACAAGAAAGTACGGTTCGCATTCTTAAAGGTCTATCAGCACGATTGAATGACTTCCACAGCGTAGAAATCACTGACGATGCAATTGAAGCAAGCGTAGAATGTGCTATTCGTTATATTCATGACCGTAAGAATCCAGACAAATCAATTGACTTGTTAGATGCGGCATGTGCTAAACAACGTGTGCTTGAGAATGTCGGTGCAGTTATTACCAAAGAGTTGATTCACGAACAAGTTGAACGATACACAGGTGTACCTGCTGATAAAATGGCTGATGTTACTGATGAACGTATCAAGAACCTTGAGTCTAACATCAAAGACAAACTATATGGTCAAGATGAAACAGTTGATAAAGTACTTGAACGTGTGTATGTATCATATGCAGGTATCGGTAACGAGAATAAGCCAACAAGTAGTTTCTTATTCTTGGGACCAACTGGTACAGGCAAGACAGAGTTAGCTAAACTATTAAGTAAAAACTTAGACATGCCATTATTAAAGTATGACATGAGTGAGTTCAGTGAGAAACATGCTATTGCTAAGTTCATTGGTGCGCCCCCAGGATATGTTGGCTTCGGTGAAGGTGAATTAGGTGGCGGTAAGCTTATCAATGACTTAAGCAAGAATCCATATTCAATTCTATTGTTTGATGAAGTTGAAAAAGCACACCCAGAAGTCTTTGACGTATTCTTGCAATTGCTTGATGAAGGTCGAGTTACAGGTAGCAATGGTAAAGAAGTCAATGCTAAAAACTGTATCATTATCATGACCAGTAACTTGGGTAGTAGTGACAGTGAACGTAATCAAATCGGTTTCGGTAAGCAAGAACGTACAGGCGAAGATGAGAAAGCATTGAAAGAGTTCTTTAAGCCAGAGTTCAGAAATCGTATTGACATGGTTTGTAAGTTCAACAAACTAGATATGTTGGCTATTAAAAAGATTGTTATTAAGTTCACTGATGACTTGAAGAAAAGTCTTAAGAATGTGCATGACATTACTCTTAACTTGAGCGAACCAGTTGTTGAATATCTTGCAGAGCATGGATATGACAGCAAAATGGGCGCACGTCCTCTAGGTCGTAAGATTGACGAATTGATTCGTGTACCATTAAGTAAGAAAATCTTGTTTGAGAAGATTAAGAGTAGCACAGTTACAGCAAACTTGGTAGATGATGTAATCGTATTTGACGTAGCACCTAAGATTAATGTAGAAGTAGATAGTAATGGATTCATAAATGTCATCGGCTAAACTACCAGATATAGATTTAATTGATTATCGGGATGTACTGTACTACGGTAAGTATAGATATCGTGCTAGATTTAGTATCCCTGGAATAGCGTACATGCATGGTGTTGATACTATGCTAGACTATCTAAAAAGATTAGAAGCTAACCGAAGATACTATGATGCTAATCGTATTCAACACATTGATTTAGACGATATTGAGTCTTTCATTGACTGGAAAACCAAGCACGTAAAGACTAAAACTTGTTCGCTACGAATTGAGGGTACCACTGCTGGTATTTTCAGTAATGATTTACAGTTGTTGCATACATTGCGTAATATTGCAGGTCCTGAACATGTCAATTTCACCGAGATTGTTGATATTGCTCCTACAGGTGTCAAGTTATTTGCTAAAGAACCCAAACACAAATATCGTGTTTATCTAAAAAGTAAACGTGTCAAAGCTAACTTTAAAGAAGAATTAGCTGAGTTCATTAACAGATACAAAGGAACCAAAACTGTTATTTCTCCCAGCGATTCATTACGTCTTTGGTTGAGGGGTCATTACAAAGCTTGGCATCAAAACTACTGTTCAGCACATTATTACATAGAATTTGACGAAGAAAGTACGAATACATTGATTTCAATGCTATTCGGTGATATGATTAAGAGAAGATACAAACTAGAAAAGCGACAAGACTAAAGATAAATACTCTATTAATTGGAGTATTCCCCATGGCAAAGATTGTCGAAGATGTTTTAGTCATCAAATTCAGCAAAATCGTTAAGGACAGCGAAGGTGAAGTTTCTAGTGTAGCTAACCTTGATGTCCAACAAGCATTAGAACAAGTCGCCCAAGAGTTAGTCGGTGACTCTGTAGTCGTTGAGGTTGTTAAAGCATAATGAGCCAAATAACCACTCAAATTCTGTTCCCACAAACAGCGTACAGTAATATGTCAACTGTAACAGGGGATAGAAAACCAGCAGCCAATTATCATCTAGGGAATAGAGATACACAAACATTGTTGTGGAACTTAACTGGTGTTTCTGGACGCATTCTTATCCAAGCTACATTAGTTGAGAATCCAGCAGGTAGTGACTGGTTTACAGTACACACTATTGACGCAAACAATCTAACACAAATCAGTTATGCTAACATTCAAGGCAACTTTGTCTGGATGAGAGCACAAATCAACATGTTCACACAGGGAACAATTCAAAGTATTAAGGTAAGTTACTAATGAAATTATTTGAAGGTGGAAACGTAGTCCCAAATGCTGTACAGTTAGAAAAAGCTAACTTTAATGCAGTCATGGATAATTTAAGAAAACTATTGCCACCTAACATGCAATTATACCCCATTGGTAGTGCAGGTAAGAAAGAAATTTCAAGTGATATTGATGTATTGGTAGATGCAAAAGAGTTGATGACTGCATTCCCAAGCAAAGAATTAAAATTAAGTCGTAAAGCATTAGAAGAATACTTTCAAAGTAAAGGTCTATTTGCCGCACGTACTGGCGTAAGTATTCACGTAGGTATTCCAATAGGAAACACCAGTGACGTGGTTCAAGTTGACATAATGGCAGTTGAGAATGCGGCCGCGGCACAACCATTGCATACACATGACTATAGCGATCCTACATTAAAAGGTGGTACACTACATGCTATGTGGGCTGACTTAGCAAACATGAGTCAAGTACCAGGACGTGGAAGTTTAATGATGAGTCCATATAAGGGACTAGTAGACAGAGAATCAAAAGACCTTATTACTAATGATAAGGATCAAATTGCTAAAATTATTATTGGACCAACTGCTAATGCAAAAGACATGGGCAATCCTACACTAATGATGAAAGCATTAGAGCAGTATCCTGAAAAATACAAAGCAATGAAAGAAAAGTATTTCCCACAACCAGTTGCTGAAGGTAGTCTTGAGTGGTTCCGTAAAGCATTGGACATATTAAAATGAAATTATCAGACGTAGCATTATTTGAAGCGGCAGCTCCTGGCGTTGGACGTAAGTATCAACATATAGAAGACCTTGTTATTTCAAATGGTAGCGGTGGTGGACTACATGCGGTTGAGCGTATGAGTCACATGGTTGATAATTATGATACGATTGAATTGAAATGGGACGGCATGCCAGTTATATACTGGGGTCGTGACGAAAAGGGTGTCTTTAGAATGATACCAAAGAATGCATGGGCTTATATAGCACGTGGTTCAATGCAAACTAAAGCAGGTGTACCGACACTACCAAACAATCCACAAGACATTATGAAGTTTATCTTGGGTACAGGAGGCGGTGCTGATGCTAGTCGTACACAATTCGCTAAACAAGTTGCAGACTTATGGCCCTACTTTGAACAGATTAGTCCTGATTCAGGTTACTTAGAAGGTGGCTTATTGTTTTATCCTGGTGTCAAGCCAGACGGTGATTCAGCAATGCCTGTCTATAACAAGAACACGAAAACATTTGACTTCAAGCCAAACATCACTGGCTTTCATATCCCAGTCAATAGTGAGTTAGGTAAAAGAATAGGTAGCCCTAATCAATTAAAAGCAAAGTTAATGGTAGCCGCAACTGGATGGTACCCAACATTAGGTAGTAGCGATGAAGGTAGATTCCCAAATGCAGAGAGTTTATCCAAGCCTGATATTATTGTGCAAGGTACTACATACGTAGAAGAAATGCCCGGCGTTGACACAAGTTATATTGACAAAGTTGGTAGCTTTATTAGTAGTAATGCTAATGTCATTGACAACTATCTTGCACCTAAAAAGGGTTTAAGTAAGCCCGGTGGAATATTATATACATATCTTAATAGTCATTTAAGAGGCGAAGGGTTAGTAAGAGACTTCCCACAATGGGCACAAGCCAATCTAAGCGAAGGTCAAGCACAAGGTATGTTAGCAGACCAAAAAGGTTATGAAGCAACATTAGGTGCAGTTGAAGGACTTACTAATGCTAAAATGCAATTGATTAAGTCACTAAGCTTAGGATTACATGGTGGTATCATGCAAACTAATCCAGAAGGTTATGTACAAGCACACCCTGAGATTAGTTTTGACAATCCATTACCCGGACAATTCTTAAAGTTAATTGACCAACAAAACTGGGCACCAAAGAAGATTACTGAAGCAGTAGCACAACCAACTCAACCTCAAGTAGATGCAGTAGTTGGCTGGGGACGTGGTATGGGACATAAAGGTCACATGTTATTGGCGAGAGCAGTTATCATTCAAGCACAACAATTACATGCAACACCGTTTTTCTTTGTATCTGAGACAATGGGCAAAGATGATCCATTAACACCAGAAGAAAAGATTTATATATACAAGAAAGTCTTTCCAAAAGAAGCGAGTATCTTTCACACTGGACCTAATCTAAACAGCATATTAACTAATTTAAGCGGTCAGTATAAAAATGTTGTATTAGTATTGGGTGAAGACCAAGTAACAGAATTTCAATGGTTAATGAAGCCAAACAAACAAGGTGAAGTAAACTACAAATCATATGGACTTGATAGTCTACAGATTATAGCAAGACAACAAGTCAACGATCCGGCACAAAGTGAAGCTGGACCAAGAGCAACCCCAATGCGTGAGATATTAATGAATCCAAACGCAACAGAAGAGGAACAATTTGCATTTTGGCGTGAAGCTATGCCCGATGCATTAAGTGACGCAGAGGTATTAGAATTTATGAACAGAGCAAAATCAAGACTAAATGTACCTAAAAAGGTCAAAGAGCCAAAACAAAAAGCAGTTAAGCAAATCAAAGATAAAGCACTGAAAGAAAGTGTAGTTGATATTGTTCGCAAAGCAAAACCTCTATTGAAAGAAGCGTCATTAGAGAAAAAAATGCAATTTGTCAAGTTGATGAAGGTTGCATTAAAAGAAAGTCAGCAAGGTGTAGCGGAAGGTTATAATGACCTAGGTCCAGAATATGGTGGCGCTGGCAAGGGTCGTTCCGAAGATGCAATGATGACTGCTAAACTTACTAGACAAGCAAAAGCTGCCGCTAAGAAAGCTGGTAAGACATTTAATACCAGTGCCGAATATCGTCTGTGGCATAACAAACAAAAAGAAAAACAAGGTGTGGCGGAAGAAGAAGTTAAAGAAGTAACCAAGCAATCTGCTATTAAACAATACCAGGATGTTCAGAATTATAAAGACAAACCATCACCCAAACAAGATGATAAAGAGTTCATTAAAGTTAGCATCAATCGCCCTAAAAAAGCGGGTGTAAATGAATCATCTGATTATATAGACGAAGAATAAAAATATTTCGTACTGCTCCTCAGTGTGTAAATAATTATACATTTTAACGAGGACAAAATGGCAACAAAGAAAACCAAAAAAACCGAAGAGAAAACTGTACCCGTAGAAAAGGTACAGGAAATCGCTGAACAAGCGGCAGCAGAGCAAAAACAAGCTCAGGGAAATCAAGTTCAAGTTAACGTTGATTTCTTGCGTACTACCCGTGTGCATATCGCTATGCCATGCTATGGTGGTATGTTGACTGAATCAACTTTCATGTCATTTATCAAGTGGGCAAACACAGCCCGTCAACTTGGTATTGACTGGACATTGGAAACAATGGTTAACGAAAGTCTTATCAGTCGTGCCCGCAACACACTAACTGCAAAGTTCTTAGAACAAACAGAATCAACACATTTATTCTTTGTTGACGCTGACATTGGTTGGGAGCCATGGCACTT